AGCATGCGTTCGCGTACGGCCCCGCGGGCGAGGGACAGGATGCATTGCGCACCCAGATGCGAACGCAGCCAGTAATAGAACCACCTGCTGTCCACGCGGCCCGGCTTGCCGCGCAAGGCGACATAGTCGGGGCTGGTGATGCCCGACGCATCGTCGTCGTCCACAAAGGCGATCGAGCCGATCAGGATGCGCATCGGGTTGTAGAAAACAGTACCAAGCGTTACAGGCTTGTATTTGGGAGCCATCTTGCCGGGCTGCTCTTTGGCTGGGGCAAGACCTTCTCGCGTAGCGCCCAGAACAGGATGGTCGGCCCATCCGGCGCCGATCCCGTGCTTGACCTCATCCAGCACGTCGCCAAGCAGCCACGGCTCTGTTGGGCTTTTGCGGATGGTGTCTAGGACGATAGCGCCCGCGAGGTTTGAGATTTCGCGAAGTTGCATCAGGGCTGCTTGCCTAGCCTTTTCGGCCGCTTCAAGCTTCAATGCTAACTTGCCAGCAATGACGCGCTGCTCAGTTGGTTCAACCCATGGAACCTCCAAAGCCTTAAGCATATCACCGCTAAGATTTGACTGGTTCCCTCCCCGTCCCTCTGACGCACTTCTGATTGAGGAGTAGGAGTACCGGAACCAATACTGCAGATACTCAGCAACAAATGTTTCATTCGGAAGTACGGCGAAACATGCTTGATTCGTGGTCGCTGATATCTCGAGGACAGCCGATTGCCCGCGAGTCTTTCCCTGCCCGTACATTGCGACAAGTACCGTGCCTGGAGGTAGAAGCGGCAAGGAACAATCATTGATGGCCTTACGTGAAACGGCCTCCTCAACCAAGCGGATCGGTGCAAATGCGATTTCACCGGTCTTCACCCACGGCACTTCTGGCGGTTGCCAATAATCTGCCTGTGAGCGAGACGGGGTTGTTCCGCTAGCTGTCTGAGCCACATCAGAAATTCGAACGAGCTTTCTGGCTTTGCTTGGGACAGCGCAGATTACAGTCATACCCCAAACAGCCTCCCCTTCGCCTCGTGCATGACTTGCACCGGGTTGCCTACCACCCGCAAGGCGCTGAGACCACCGGCCAAATTGATCTCTGGCACGTCCCACAGCGACGGCGTCTCCAGCGCCTCGGTGCCGCCAAGGGCGAACTGATTGCCAAGCCCGCGCAGCACTGCGGCGGCCTTCGGGTCCATGCCGTCGAACCAGCCCTTGTGGGCATTGACATAGTGCGCCCCCCGCTCTGGCCGCCGCAGGGCCTTGGCGTGGTAGCCGTGATGGCCGAAGAAGTCATAAAGGTCAAAATCGGCCATCTGGTCGATTTCGCGGATCACCTCGGGGCTGAAATTGTCACCCAGCAAGTGGTCGATCAACCCACGGCGCTTGGGGGCTTCGATCCACAGCGCGCGGAAATCATCCAGATTGTTCGCTTCGGCCAGCACCCGCGTCACCACTTCTCGTCGGTACTCATCGACCGGGATTGGCGTGTCGCGCCCATCGCGGCGGGACAGGATGAAGCGGCCCTGCGCATTGATGATGACCGACTTGCCGCCGATCTCGGCCACGGCCGGGCCGTCGCCACCGCCCGGACCATCCGGACCCTCACCCCCACCTCCCTTGCCGCCTCCACTAGGTCTTGGCGGCTTGGTGATGAACTCGGTCCCGAACAGGTCAGTGACGCCGGTGTAGTCATAAAGCCAGAACTTGAACTTGGCCGTTTCTTCGTGGATGCGCGTGCCGCGCCCGACCATCTGATAGAACTTGATCGGCGATTGCAGATAGCGAAAGAACACCACCGCGTTCAACCGCTCGATGTCCACGCCCGCCTCCAGCAAGTCGACCGTGCAAGCGATGAAAGCGCGTTCGCCCGAACCGCGCATCGGCTCGATCATGTCGGCGCCGTTGTTCGGCCCGCCCATGCATTTGAAGGCGTAGTGGTCCTTCGGCGTCTGTCCGTTTTCCTTGCACCACTTAACATAAAGGTTGCCCATGTGCTGCGCCACGCGATCGGCATGGATCTCGCGCGTGCAGAAGATGATGACCTTTTGCTCTGGCCCGCCGTTCGCGCACAGAAGCTGGAACAGGTCCTCGCACATCTTCGGCGTGCGCAGTTCGACGAAGAGCTCGTCGTCAAAGTCCTTGCCCGTGTACATCGCCTTGGTCAGGTCTTCCTCGGTCAGGGCCAAGCCCGTCTTGATGTCGCGGACACCTGCCTGAAGGATCTCCTCCCTCGTGAAGACCATATTGTCGATGCTGGCCTTACGCTTGACGATCTCGCAGGCGGCCAGATAGCCATCCTCTTGCGCTTCGATCAGCGTGTATTCGTAGACCGGCTCGCCGAAATACTTGCGATTGTTGGCAGTGATCTGCTGATCCTCGGCGCTTGCGTTCTTCGACTCCTCCAGCTTGCGCGGGGTTGCAGTCAGGCCGATGTGGATCGCGTTCGGATTTCGCCGAAGCACCTCGGACCATCTTCCCCACGCCGACCGGTGGCATTCGTCGATGATGATGACGCTGAAGGCGTCATCTCCATAGTGCTCGCTCAGAAAACTGGCAAAGCCGTCGTCGTCGTCGAGTCCAAGGGTCTGGTAGGTTGCGATGTGTATGCGGGCGTTCTGGGCAGTATTTTGACCGCCTGCTGAGCTGACAATCCGCGCGTTATCCCCGAAGGCCGCCTTCAGTTTGTTGTACGCCTGTTCCCGCAACTCATCCCTGTCGCAAAGAAACAGCGCTGGCTTGGGAAGCTGCCCGGCCGTTGAAAGCCGCCAAAGCAGGTTGGTCGCAATGATGGTCTTCCCCGCGCCGGTCGCCAGTGTCAGGAGCACGCGTGGCGGAACACCGGCTTGGCGATCGAGGATGATCTTTTCGAATGCCGCGCGAATGCTGGCATCCTGGTAGTATCGGCTTTGCGCCCAAGCTGGGCTGTCGGCTTGGAACATAATGGCGGCTTCGGGTGCGTTCAGGTTGATGCCACTGTCCTTTGCATAGCGGGTCGTAAGATCCGGATGCGCAGGGAAATGCGCAAAGGGAAATGGCCCGTCCTGAAGGCTGGTGAAGCAGTCGTACTCGCCGTAGCGGTGACCGTTGGTGGCGAAGACATACTTCACCTCAAACCGCTCACAGTCGGCATATGCTTTGGCCTGCTGCATGCCCTTAAGCGGGTCGTCCCCTTCCTTCTTGGCTTCGAGAACGGCAATGGGCATGGACTTCGGCATTCCGCCGCATTGAACACAAAGCAGATAATCAGTGCGACCCGATCCCTTGCGTCGACGACCTTTGGGGCCAGTCGGCTCAACTGGCGCGGGCGTGAGGATGGTCTCCAGCGTCAGTTGCGCGCGACTTACATAGCCCTTGCCACGCAAAACCGGATCAATCAGGAAAAACCGGGTGTCGGCTTCATTCATTGTCATTGAAGCCATCCTTTGTCGGCGAGCCACCGCAGAATTGCCCGCCCTGGTGACGGCCTAAGTTGCGACGCAGCGGTAGAAAGTTCACCTGATTTCAGCATCCGCCACCTATCCGTTCAGCGACCAGATCCGACGAGCCCGCTCGACGAGATCGGTTTGCCGGGTCACAAGTTGATCCTTCGTCCAGTGATCGGCTACAAGGATTGGCTTGGTCGTATCGAAGGACACCTTGTCGTTCTTCTTGGCGAAAATCTCTTTCTTCCTGTCGAACGAATAGAATTTAGCCTTGTAGTTCTTAATGCCAGCAAGCAAGGCGAGGTTTCCAAGTCGATGCAGCCACAGTCGATGATCATCGTCGGAAAACCGCTCGCGCCAGTATGGATCCTTGAGCGCTTGGGGCAACACATGCTCGATGGTGATTTTTCCGCCAAAGTCCTTTGTGACTGACTCATCCTGGTCAGCCTCTTCCAAGCGCAGCAAGACGGCTTGGGCAAAGGGCCTGCCATAAACTTCGCCATCCAAAAGCGTTCGGAACTCATCGTCATTGGAGTTCGTCCGGAAAATGGCAAGGATGTCGTCGCCAGTCTTTCGGGCGCGGATAGCGGTAATCAGCTGGAAATAGGCCGTTAGCCGCGCAGTGAAGGCAAGTCGTCGGATCCAGTTTTGATATGTGATCCTCTCGAGCAGATCGACGAACGTCTCTTCTGTGACTCCCTCAACGGGGGCATTCAGAAAGGCAAGGAGTGGTGGGATCCACTCTTCAAAAGCAACGCGCCGCAATGAACGTACAGCTCTTCGTGCTGCAGGCGTTCCAAAATCATTGCGTAATATCCTCAGATAGTTTCGAGCAGATGTGTTCAGTTCATCGAGAAAAGCAAAAGGTGTGGCTGATGCTTCGATAAGCGGAGCAAATTCCTCGTGGAGCGTTTTTCTTGCCTTGCTCGCAACAATCGAGCTGCGATGATGAGCCAAGAACTGATCCAATCGCTCGATACCAATCTGCTCTTCAAGTTCCAGCCACGCCTCATCGAGCTCGCTGCTCCTCGCCGCGTCACCTCCGAGCCCCGCGAACAACATATTCTTGATCAAGTCGGCATTCGAAAGCGCCATTCCACGCGCATTCAGCACATTGAAAAGCCGGTAAGCAGATTGCAGGGATGCGGTTGTGACGAACACTACATAGACGCGGCTCAACAGATAGTTGGCAAATAGCTTCAGTGTCTTTTGTTCATGCTGGGCAATGAAATCATCAATTGCCTCTAGGTTCTCCGCAATGCGCTGCTTCGGAGCATCCTGATCCTTGATGATGTCCTTGCGAATTGCTTCAGGGATTTTCTCGCCCGCCAAAACAAACTTTCGGAAGAAGCTCTGGTCTCGCTGTCGTAAAGTAAGGCGGGGTGTTTCTTCTTCACCGGTGAGGGCATTTCGAGGCAAGACCCGCCGACCCAATTCCGATTTGGCGGGCTCGTCGACAGCATCGCGAAGCCTCGCAAAAATCAGATTCAAGGTGGTCAATCTCTGCTGGCCATCAACTACATCGTAAAGGCGGCCTTTTTCACGCTCGATTGTGATCAGCGATCCGATGAAATACTCTTCATCATTTCCCTCATACGCCTCCCAGACATCATCCAGGAGCTGTTCGACGTTGCCCTTCTCCCAAGAATAGGGTCGTTGGTAAGCTGGGATTTCGTAGCGAATCTGGTTGGTCAGAACATCGCTGATCGTGCGTTCGTCTGCTTTCATGATCGCTCTCGACTTTCAGAGGCCCGCTGTATTGCCCGTCGCTCAAAAATTGAGCTGACATTACTGCCAGTTAAGGCGCCAGACTAGTCTGCCGATCATGCCAAGCGCAAGACGAATGCGGCTGGTGTAGACAGGGCCTGCAACCAGGAGCAGTGTGCCCTTGAGACATCGCTCAGGTCCACATGCTCCTGACTGTCCGGATCAGAAAAGTGCCATCTGTGCGGTGTCATCGACGCGCAAGACACCGAGAAGCTGCCAAGTCTGCGGGCGGCTGGCGACGTTACCCACGCAGAAAAGCATGCCCTTTCTGGGATACTCATCATTGAACTTTCCGCTCATCCACTCAAGTGTGGCGTGGTCCGACCCTTCGCGACGCCGCCCGTTGAAGAACATCGCATGGGCTTCCCAGTCCCCGTTCGCATAGTCGTGCGAACCCATCGCATCTTCAAACTTGAAGCGAAACTCGTACGGGCTGGGCTCCAACGCTGCCAAGTCCTCATCCAGAAGGGATCCTTGACGTGCGGCTTCCCGGTAGAGCTCACGTTCGGCATCAATCTGATCAGTCTTCTTTGCCTTGTAGATGAACTTGGTATTCTTTGGCCGGATCAACGCCAACGATTTCCCCTCAGCTGCTGCGGCAGCGACTGAAGGAGAGACGAGTGGATTAAGCAAGCGCACTCGGTCCTTTTCGGGCATCCGACCGGAGATGCGGATTGTGTCCTCCATCACGTGACAGCTTTCGCTGCGGTGGTCCCGGGTTGGCGGTCTGTACCTGAAGTCAACCCAATCCCAACGTTTGAAAGCCGCGTCGTCGGCCAAATGTCGAAATCTTACCGGAAAGAGACGCTTGAAATCGCCGTTGGGGGTCACCCCGGCGCAGCAGACCGTTTCCCCGTGGGTTGCGCTACGCTGCGGTAAGGCCTTCACCAAGATGGAAACGCGGCAGTTTTGCAGCGTTACGGACATAGCGTTCTGGATCATCGGCAAAAAGGTTGAAGATATCGAAGCCGGTCTTTTCGGAGACCATGTGCGCAACTATCGTCCGATGGCACGTCTCGGGATCACGTTCAAAGCAAAGAAGGCATGTCGGTTCAGCTTGCACAGTATCAGCCAATTCCGTCAGGGCACTCTGTGCGTCGTCTGTCCGGATATGTTTCCCATAGATCGAGCGGAAAAGGTCAAACTCGCCTGCACGTGCTGCATCTCTGCCCGGTTTGGGGTCACCGAGTGATACGAAATGGACATAGCCGATGCCTTCATCGGCGAGGCGTTCGGCCAGTTTCTTCTTCGAGAACCCAGCCTTGCGAGAAACCGCGACGGCGCGCACGTCAGCAAGCTGCCGGACCCCGACCGACTTCAAGGTCCGGACGAACCGATCAATATCGGTCCCTTCATATCCAACTGTGAATAGAACGCTCATGCCTGCCTCTTTTTGGAGACCCTAGCACGGGCGGTTGCGCCCGTGAATCCCCTGTTTCAACGGGATTCGTTGTCAATGATGGCGATTGTCAGATGACGTCGCTGTTCTGACCAGTCAGACGGCAACGGTTCGCGCAGCGCCTCCAGCGTGAGGCCGCGCGGCTGTCGGCCATCCAGGATCGCCTCGACAAGATCTGGCGCAAGTTGCGCGAGCCTCATCGTTCGGGTCAGAAAGGGTGCGGCGATCTGTTCGCGCTGCGCCAGATCGGCGATGGTGGAGAACCCGCCTGAATCCAACATCCGCTTCCACCTGAAGGCCCGAGCCAGTGCCTTGAGGAGGGCGTCGTTCACGTTTCGCCGAGCATTTGCTTCAGGCGGCAGGACCATCTCTTTGCGCCCGCCGCGCTTTACGAGGCGGAATGGGACATGGACAGTGGCCGTTTCAGGGGTTTCTCGCGCGCGGGTCATGCTGCTTCGTCCGCCTCGACTCTCATTTCGCGGGCCAGCCCGGTTAAGCCGTCCAAGCGCAACCGCACGTTCAAACCGTTGTTGCCAATATCGACCCTCTCGACCAGCAGGGTCACGATGCGGGCCTGTTCTGCCGGGAACAACTGGTCCCACAGTGGATCAAGCCCCATCAGAGCCTCTCGGGCGTCGGCCTCGGTGATTTCGCTGTCTCGAGCGCGGGCTGCCTTCCAAGTGCCCGCCACAATTTCCGGTTGGCGGAACACGGCGCGCAACTGGTCGATGACGGCGGTTTCGATTTCACCGGCAGGCACGCGGCCAATCGGACAGGATCCGGCACCATGCTTCAGGACAGTCTGGCTGACATAGTATCGGTAGAGCCGCCCGCCCTTGCGGGTGTGGGTTGGCGAGAAGGCCGCGCCATCAGGTCCGTAGAGCAGCCCTCGCAGGAGCGCGGGAGTCTCGGCGCGGGTCCGCGCTGCGCGCTTGCGCGGGCTTTCCGTCAGGATGGAGTGGACGCTGTCCCATACCTCGCGGTCGATGATTGCGGAATGCTCGCCGGGATAGCTTGTTCCTTTGTGCACCGCGTCGCCGATATAGACCCGGTTGTTCAGCATTCGGTAGATGAACTTCTTGTCGATGCGGTGGCCACGGCTGGTGGTGACGCCCCGTTCTGCCAACTCCCGCGCCAGTAGTGTGCCGGAACCGATCTCGATAAACCGGGTGAAGACCCAGCGAACATGGGCGGCGTCGGCAGGGTTTTCGACCAGTTTCCGGTCTTTCACCTCATAGCCCAGCGGCGGACAGCCACCCATCCACATGCCCTTCATCCGGCTGGCGCGGACCTTGTCGCGGATGCGCTCGGCCGTCACCTCGCGTTCAAACTGGGCGAAGGAAAGCAAGATGTTCAGCGTCAGCCGCCCCATGGAAGTAGTTGTGTTGAACGATTGTGTCACCGAAACGAAGGTCACGCCGTTGCGGTCGAACACCTCAACCAGCTTGGAAAAGTCCATCAGCGAGCGTGACAGGCGATCAATCTTGTAGACGACCACCACGTCAACCAGCCCATCCTCGATGTCGGCCAGCAACCGTTTCAGGCCGGGGCGTTCCAGCGTGCCGCCCGAAATGCCACCATCGTCATACTGATCGCGAACCAGCACCCAGCCCTCGGACCGTTGGCTGGCGATGTAGGACTCGCAGGCTTCCCGCTGGGCATGCAGACTGTTGAACTCCTGCTCCAGTCCCTCTTCGGAAGATTTCCGGGTATAGACAGCGCAGCGCAGCTTGCGGACGACAGGTTTGTTCATGCCGCCCTCCGATGGTTTTTCAGCCCGAAGAAGACCCATCCGTTCCACCGCGTTCCGGTAATGGCGCGCGCGATGGCCGACAGCGACTGATAGGGCCGCCCCTGCCATTCGAAGCCGTCTTGCGTGACGGTGACGATCTGTTCGACGCCCTGCCACTCGCGCAGCAACCGTGTGCCGGTGATAGGACGGTCGCGATCGGCGCGGATGCGGCGCGTGGTGATGTTGCCGCCATCAAGCTGTTCGCCCAAGGCTTCCAGCCGCTTGATCGTCTCAGGCTTCAGCCCGCCATAGGCCAGTTCCTGGATGCGGTAGGCCAAGCGGCTTTCCAGGTAACGGCGGTTGAAGGGCGGCGGCTCGCTATCGAACAGGTCCCGCCACTGTGCCTTCAGGTCGGGCGTCGACGTGGCTTTCAGCGCTGCCAGGCGCGCGGGGATTAGATCAGGTTTCGTCATGCGTCTCTCCGGTGAGTTGGAGTTGCATGAAGGCATTGGTCGGGCGGACAGTGTAGGCAACTTTCTCCAGTGTCGTCAGAGACTTCGCCCCGTTCCCGCATACGCAATCGGATCAGGCCGAGCGCCAGCAACCCGCACAGTTCGGCGCGACGGGCGGCGGGGGGCATTTGGTCCGGTAGCAGGGCGTTGAGGCGTTTCATGTGAGGCGGGTCCGATCAGCAGAGGCTTCACCCAGAAAAAGCCATCTGAAGCACCGGATCGGGACATCGCTCCAGAAACGATCATGAGAGGTACCTCTACCGCTTCAGGTTGCGCTTCGGTCTTGTTTTGTTCAATTGAATCGTCAGACTGGCGTTTGGCGAAGTGTAGTACGGACAGCAAGTAGGAGGCCGAGGTGGCTAGGTCATTGTTTCGCGGCGCGCCGGAGCTTTCGCGCCTTTTTATTGAATCCCCAATCCAATTGATCAGTGAATTTCTTTCGCACTCCCAGTTTGCGGTATTCCTGAGCGATGCAATTGCGGCTGTACCGGCCGATGCCGAAGAACAGATCCGGCGCGACAAAATGGCGGAAGCGCTGACGGTCCTGAAGAGCGACCGAACTAATCTGATCGAGATCGAAGCCCGTCGAGTCATGTTGATGACCGACAAGACGCCTGATGCGATGTTGCGACGGCTCAGCGAAACCCCACGGTTTTCTGCTAAGGAAGGGCTGAAAGCGCAACGCGATGCGGTCGCCAGGAGCGTTTGGGCCTATCTGCATGCCTTCGCGTTATTCGAGGCCGCAGAACGTGCTATGCAGGTGCAAGTCTACCGCGAGCACGGAACGATATACGAGGCATGGTCAATCGATGCTTCGATTCCCCTCGCTGCTACAGCTGTCGACCATGATGCGCTCTCGAAAGAAATCGCCGACCGCCTGCAGCATGACGACGGTTGCAAGGTTGAGGCCATCGACCTCCCCGCCGAAAACGGTGAAAGCCAAGATGTTCTGGTGGCTGTCACTTTCTTTGGTGCCTATGCGAGCCAGAAAACCGTCCAGCCAGACAAGTCGACGGCGCTGATCTATTTCCGCCCACCTGACGAGATGCTGCTGGTCTATTCGCAGGCACGGCGACGGATCGAGGTGTGTTCCCGCGACAGGTTGGAACGCAAGATCGTCGCCAATCTGTTCGCCGCCGATGCTCTGAAGCACGACATTTCGAACAAACCCCTCACTCAGAAGACCTACAACCTGTCGCGCTTCCGGCACTCCCTCAAGCTGCCGGTACCCGATGAAGAAGCGCATCGGGTAAAGAAGGCCAGCATCATCGAAGTTCAGGTAACGCTGGGCGACTGGTCCAGGAAGGTGACCCTCAGTGTCGCCCCGGAGGATGATATCGACGCGATAGCTCGCAGCGTCTTCGGCGCGATCATCCCGAAAGCTGGCGGCGGATATGTCACGAAAGTCCGCTTCCGGATCGACCACGTCGATGGGCATGGGCGCAAGGGCGTCTTGCAGTTTGATGTCTTTGGCAGGAACAAGTCGAACATTCAGAGCGAGCGGGACCCCGCAAAGCGAGAGCTGGGATACGACCTGCTCGAAGCCTGGGGCGTGCTGGAACGCATCGGCGACCTTTCGAAGCCTCAACGCAAGGAGAAGCTGCCGCAGCTGCTGACGCTCTACGATCTCGCCACCGAAAAAGCGTCCGGCCAGAACCTCGATGAACTTGGTGTCGCCGCCGAGGAGCTGACACGCGCCGGCTTCCTTACACGCAGGGGATGGTCGGATGTCATCCTGTTCGAGGACGATGAGCTTGGTGAGGTCGTTCACAACGTCGAGCGCGACGGCAACAGCGATGTGGCAACGTTGACGCTGGTCCAAGGTGGAACAGGTTCGACGATCCCGGCTGCGGACATCACCGAGTACGAGATCCGCTACGATTATCTGCGAGACGCGCTGCGGGACTTGCTCAAGCCGATGGGCTTGAAGGGCCGCTTGCGCGAGTTGGCCGACCATCTCCATCAATTGGGTGTCGCAAGGATCGGGCTGGCCGACGCACCGATTTTTCTTATGCGCGCGACTTCCGTCGACAAGGTGCTCGAGGCGTCCGACCGTCTCATACGAGGCGAAGGCACCCGCATTCGCGGGATCGTTTTCGTGCCACAGGACGTCCGATTCCCCTATCTGGGTTGTCACGTCGTTCTCAGCTTTAACGATCACATCGATGCCGATACCGGCATGGTCGATGCGGATGCGGTGCGTTCCTCATATGAGGCTGCAATCGACCCAGCCGCGCGGGGCGCTGCGGTGCATTTGCGCAAACAGGGCGATGATGCGGCGCAGATCACCGTTCCTGGTCAGGATCCCCACATCGTCACCGGGGCGAAAAAGGTGAAGCTCTTCGAGCGCCTCTATATGGCCCATCGTGATCGGGAAAACGGCGTAAAGCTCTCGATCCTGAAGGAATACGCTGGTTTTTCCCAGCTGCCTCAGCTGTTTGGCGATGAGTGGCCAGAGGTAAACCACCGGTACCTGTATTCGCCACGGCGCGCATATTGGGCTCTGTGCGAGAAACCCATCTCCGCTTGATCTCCCTTTGGGGGGTCTGACCATCTCCGATTCGGGCCGTCACTAGGGGTGCTCCATCCATAGAGGAGCACCCCAATGCCGACTCCCTTCCCATCGCGCCAAGCCGCCCCGTCAAGCTGGTCCACCGGCGCGCAACCCAAGCCCACAACCCTGAAACCGGAATGGCGCTGCACGCGCTGTGACAAGCTGCTCGGCGTTTGCCGGGACGGCCGCATGCACCTGCGCTTTGCGCGGGGGCATGAGTATTTCGTGGGCTTCCCCGTCCAGGCGACTTGCCGCGGCTGCGGGACGCTGAACCAGGCGACCGGCCCCACCGGCTGACGCGCCTCACGACCACCAACCCCATGAAATCGCAGAGACGCGCGACGTCCTGACCTGGCCACGAGAAGGCGCTGGACGCCTGGCCGCAAGGCAGGCGTCCAATGTCTTTCGCATGGCACGAGATCCGTGATCAAATCATGCATTCCGCTTCCACCCTCAACTTTCAGCGAAGCTTCGATGCCATCCGGCGCGAACAGGGGCCGGTTGTGCCGTTCCGCGATCCTGCCGCTTTGCTGGATGCGCTGCATCAGAAAGCGGGCAGTCCGGATCAGAAGAACCTGATCCTCGCCGCCCTTGCCCGCGCTGCGCATTCCGATGGGCACAAGGGCGATTGCGCCCTAACCCTGATGTTGTTGGCGCTCTGGCCCGGTCTCGACGCCATCCGGCGCCGTTGCATCTGGCGTAAGATCGGCACCAGCGATGAAATCGCCGCCGACATCCTTGGCCGCACTACTGAAGCAATTCGCGGTCTGGACCTGCAACGGGTCAACTGGATCGCGGGCACCATCCTGCGCAACGTCGAGCGGGATATCCTGCGCGCCCATCAGCGAGAAGCCGGTCGCCAAAGTCTACGCAGCGAAACCGAACCTGACGAGATCGCTGCCGAAGATGGTTCAGGCGACGCGGCGATCAGCGAGGCACAACTGCTTCGCGATCTGCGGCTGCTGGTGGGTGCCGATGCAATCCTTGTGATCCGCGTGGCGGTCGAAGGTTTCAGCCAAGCGGAAGCTGGCGTCGAACTTGGCCTGTCCGAGGCGGCGGCGCGCAAACGCTACCAGCGCGCTACCCAGCGGCTGCGCGACGCCCTGCAGAAAATCCACTGACCCCGATGTCCCGATCCGGACAGCGCGGTGGCTTTTCACATTCAGACGCCACCGCGCGTCTTCCTCCAACCGAAAGCCTGCACGCATGAACAGCATTGCCGACCTTTCGCCCACGGACCTCAAGCGGATCCCCGGCCTCTACCGGCGCTGGGAACTGACCGAGGTCTTCGAGGCGCACCGCAACTACCAGATCGAAGACGCCGGCACCCATGCCGACGGCACACCGCTTTTGGCGATCTTCGTCAGCGATCCGGTGCCCGACATCCCGGAGGCCAGCTGATGCGCCTCTTCAATCACCTCATGCCATGGAGAACTGACATGCCGGACCAACCGGACGACATCACCCGTCTTCGCAAGTCGCACTACGCCCTCGACGAACTGCCGGAAACCGTCAGTTTTCCGAAGCATCTGAGCGAGCCCGCGAGGGAGCCGCTGCCCGTGATGGAGGCGACCGTCGACGACATCGCCTTCGCGATCGTCGCGGCGGAACGGGAAAGCTCGGCAGCCCTCGGACGGGCATCCGCGCTCAAGCGCCTCCACAATCTTGCCCGTGAGGCAGGTGCCATCGGGTCTGACCGTGCCGCCGCTGCTGCCCTGAAGCGGGAGAAGCCCTGATGGCCCTCCCGATCATCAGCGCCGACGAACGGCTGGCGCAGCGCAAGGGCATCAAGGGCTGCATCTTCGGCCGGTCGGGCATCGGCAAGACCAGCCTCCTGTGGACGCTGAACGCCTCGACCACGCTGTTCATGGATCTCGAAGCCGGGGATTTGGCGGTCGAGAGCTGGAACGGCGACACGCTGCGGCCCCGCACCTGGAAGGAATGCCGCGATTTCGCGGTGTTCATCGGCGGGCCTAACCCGGCGTTGCGGGAGGACCAGCCGTACAGCCAGGCCCATTTCGACGAAGTCTGCGGCCGGTTCGGCGATCCCGCGGTGGTGGATCGCTACGAGACCATCTTCATCGACAGCATCACTGTGGCGGGGCGGCTTTGCTTTCAATGGTGCCGGGGTCAGCCCGAGGCATTCTCGGACAAGACCGGCAAACCCGACATCAGGGGTGCCTACGGGCTGCATGGCCGCGAGATGATCGGGTGGTTGACCCACCTTCAGCACGCGCGCGGCAAGCATGTCTGGTTCGTCGGAATCCTCGACGAGAAGCTGGACGACTTCAATCGCAAGGTCTTCCAGCCGCAGATCGATGGCAGCAAGACCGGCTTGGAGCTGCCGGGGATCGTCGATCAGGTCATCACCATGGCCGACATCGCCGATGCCAATGGCCAACCCCAGCGGACCTTCGTCTGCCAGACGCTGAACCCCTGGGGTTACCCGGCCAAGGATCGTTCGGGGCGTCTGGCCATGGTCGAAGAACCCCACCTAGGGCGGCTGATGGCCAAAATCCAGAGCCCGATCCGCCCCGCATCGGAACGTCTGAATTACCCGGCCATCGCCACGACCGATCCTGCCGCTGCGGAGGTGCCGGTCAATGGCTGATCACATCTCGCCACGCCTGATGTCCCGATCCGGGTCCCGCGATGGCTTTTCCCGTTTGACGCCACCGCGCGTCCTGACCTCCAACTGAAAGGAACCGTGCCATGTCCGGTATCTGGAACGACTTCAACTCCGCGCAATCCAACTCCAACGTCATCCCCAAGGGCACGCTGGCCAAGGTGCGGCTTACCATCCGGCCTGGCGGTTTCGATGATCCGTCGCAGGGCTGGACCGGAGGGTTCGCCAAGCGCGCCGCGACCGGTGCGGTTTATCTCGACGCCGAATACACGGTGGTCGACGGGCCCTATGCGCGCCGCAAGGTCTGGTCGCTGATCGGCCTCTACAGCCCCAAGGGCCCGGATTGGGCCAATATGGGCCGCAGCCTGATCCGTGGCATCCTGAACTCGGCACGCGGGATTTCCGACAAGGACAACTCGCCCGAAGCGCAGGCCCGCCGCCGCATCAACGGGTTCGGCGATCTGGATGGCTTGGAATTCGTGGCCCGGATCGACATTGGCCAGGACACCAACGGCG